TGTTTCTGAAGATACCACACCAGAATTAGGCGGAGATTTAGGTTTAAATGGAAACAGCATAGATTTTCCAACAACAGCAAATATTTCAGATTGCCTTGATGAAGATGATATGGCTTCGGATAGTGCAACAAAACTAGCAACGCAACAATCCATTAAGGCTTATGTTGATGCAAGCGCATCAACTTATGATGACAACAAACTACAAAGTAATATAGCTTTACTCGGATTTAAAACTGCTGTGAATGGCAGTTTAGCAAAATACAATTTACAAGACCAAATCATAGATGAATATGAAGATAATTCAGGAATAGATACTGGTAATTCTACGAATGAAAAATTAACTTCAGGTGTTTATTTTGGGGGTACTACTTCAAATCCAACAGGCGGAGCAAGTATTGATACAAGTGTTTCAGGATATACAACACACGTTTTTACTTCTGATTCTTCTTTAGTTGTGGGAACTTCAGGCGACGTAGATATTTTAGTTGTCGCTGGTGGCGGTGGCGGTGGATTTGATACTGCTGGAGGCGGAGGTGCTGGAGGTTTAGTTTATATTCCAGCTTATACAGTCTCTGCTGACACTTATACAGTCACAGTTGGTGATGGTGGAGCAGGTTCAGGTTCAGGAAGTTCTGCTGGAGATAGTGGAGACGATTCAGTTTTTGGTTCAGTAACAGCAACTGGAGGTGGTGGAGGAGGTTCGGCATCAGCCGCACCAACTACAGGTGGTTCAGGTGGTGGTGCACCTAAAACTGCGGCAGCTTCAACTGGAGCAGCTTCAACTCAAACAACAACTAATGATGGTCATGCTGGTACAGGATATGGATATAAAGGCGGAGATGCTGGTTCTTCAGGTTACGCTGCCGCTGGAGGCGGAGGTGCTGGAGGTGTCGGCGGAGATGCTGTCCAATCAGGTACACGTAAAGGTGGAGATGGTGGTTTAGGAAAAGATTTAAGTGCAATATTTGGAACAGCAGTAGGAGATAGTGGTTGGTTTTCTGGCGGTGGAGGAGGTTCACTTGAAATTTCTAGTGGCGAAAGAGGTTTTGGTAATGGTAGTGAGTCTGGTTTAGGTGGCGGAGGAGATGGTGGTAACTCCTCTCACGATCCTCAAAGTGGAACTGCAAATACTGGTGGTGGTGGTGGTGGTTATTATAATTCAGTTGTTGGTGCTGGTGGTTCAGGTATTGTTCTAGTTAGATATGCTGATGGTGCATTTACAACGGCTGGTTCAGATTTAACTCTACAATCAACTGACACAACAGCTATGACAGAACCAGATTACGCAGATATGGTTATGCTTATGGAAAATGCTGAAGGAACTGCAACTATAAATACTGACATCAAAGGTTGGATTTCAAAAGATAGTGGAAGTACATTTACACAAGGAACTTTAGTTGATGAAGGAACTTGGGGAACAAACAAAAAGATTTTAGCTTTCCATGATCTGGATATATCAGCACAAAGCGGAACTTCTATGTGCTACAAAATTACGACACACAATCAAAGTTCTGGTTCAAAAGAAACAAAAATTCACGCAACATCAATAGGTTGGAAAGCAT